TTGTCCTTTGCACTTAGAGGAAGATCTTGACCCAGAGGTTGCCTTTCCGTATTGGGAGCAAACTTTAGGCACAGGTCGTTACTTTATGTTTGACCATTGGGGAAGCACCAGTGAGGACAAACTCCTAGCAAGAGTACGTCATATGGCTAAAGCGTTGGACTGCAAGTGGATCATACTGGACCACTTAAGTATCGTTGTGTCTGCACAGGAAAACAACGATGAGCGTAAAGCCATAGACGCTATAATGACTAACCTGAGAACCTTGGTTCAAGAGTTAGGCATAGGTTTATTCCTCGTGTCTCACTTAAGACGCACACAGGGTAAACCACACGAGGACGGAGGTAAGATAAGCTTAAGTGAGCTACGAGGCTCACAGGCTATTGCACAGCTGTCCGACATGGTAATAGGTTTGGAACGTAATCAGCAGGACGAAGACGAAGACAGACGTAACACTACTACAGTGCGTGTGCTAAAGAATCGTTATGCAGGACTTACAGGGCCAGCTTGTTACCTTAAGTATGATAAGTTTACTTCCAGAATGTCTGAAGTTGCTCCACCAAAGGACTTAGACAATGATTTCTGACAGGCTACCTATCTTTCTTGATATAGAAACAAATGGTCTCAATCCTGACATCATTTGGATAGCCGTGACGAAACAAGGTGAACAGATACTAAAACACTACGATGCAGAGACTCTTAGAGAAGCTCTTGATAACGATGCTCCCGTTGTTGGTCATAATATGATTGGCTTCGATGCTCCAGTTATCAAAAAAGTATGGGACATAGACATAGACAAAAGTAGGCTTATAGATACTTTAGTTTTGTCAAGGCTTGAGAACCCTCAGAGAGACAGAGGCCACAACCTCGCTAACTGGGGCAGTATCTTAGGTTTCCCTAAAGGAGATCATAACGATTGGTCAAAGCTTTCTCCAGAGATGGAAGAGTACTGTGTACGTGACGTAGAAGTAACTGAACAAGCCTTTCATTATTTAATGACTGAGCTGGAAGACTTTAGTGAAGAGTCAATAAAGTTAGAGCATGAAGTTCAACATATAATAAACCAGCAAATAAAGTACGGCTGGATGTTGGACATAAAGAAAACTCATAACTTGTTGGCTTTGTTAAAGGAAAGGAAGTACGACTTAGAGGAAACCTTACGTAAAAGGTTTTTACCTTTACCAACTTTTGTTGAGGAGGTAGAACCAAAGCGTAAGAAGGATGGGTCTTTGTCTAAAGTTGGACTTAAACCCTTTGGTGAGCATTGGACTGATGTTGCAGGAACTTTTAGCAGGATTGAATATTCTTGCTTTAACCCCGGTTCCAGACAGCAGATAGGACAACGCTTAAAGATGTGCGGATGGAAACCTAGAAAGTTTACTGATACGGGTCAGCCGATGGTGGATGAGTCTGTGTTGTCACAGATAGAAAATATACCGGAAGCTAAACTAATATCTGAATACTTGCTAGTCCAAAAGCGCATGGCACAGGTGTACAGCTGGATAGACGCAGTGGATGAGGAAGACGGTAGAGTTCATGGATACGTGAATAGCAACGGTGCCGTGACATCTAGAATGACCCATTCTAAGCCAAATCTTGCTCAAGTCCCTGCCTCTTACTCCCCTTATGGACAAGAGTGTAGAGAATGTTGGGCTGTACCCTACGGTAAATCATTAGTTGGTTTTGATGCCAGTGGACTTGAGTTACGTATGTTAGCTCATTACATGGGCGATAAGGAGTACACCAATGAAATACTCAATGGAGACATTCACACCGCTAACCAAAAGCTTGCAGGGCTTGAACGAAGAGATCAGGCTAAAACTTTCATCTATGCCCTCCTCTATGGGGCAGGAGATGGAAAGCTTGGGACAGTGGTTGGAGGAGATGCAAAAGATGGTGCAGAGCTTAGACAACGATTTATGTCTAATCTCCCAGCATTTGCAGCTCTTAGACTCAGAGTATCGTCAAAAGCTCGAAGAGGCCAACTAACTGGTTTAGACGGGCGTATCCTTCATGTCCGAAGTGAACACTCAGCTTTGAACACGTTACTGCAAGGAGCAGGGGCAATAGTTATGAAGAAGGCGTTAGTTATTTTAGATGACTATGCACAACGCTGGAAGCTTGACTACCACTTTGTAGGTAACATTCACGATGAAGTTCAAACTGAAGTGAGGCAGGGTCAGGAGGATAAGTTCGGAAGGCTGGCAGTTTCTTGTTTGGAAGCTGCTGGCCTTCACTTCAAACTTAGATGTCCGTTAACAGGAGAGTACAGTTATGGAAAAAGCTGGGCAGAAACCCACTAAACAGTATTCTCTTTTTTATAATGATAAAAACACAAAAAACCCTAATGAAGAATTAAGAGTTTGTAAAAGCTGTAAAAAAGAACTGCCTTTATCTTTTTATTCTTATGAAGCTAACTATTTAAGATTTGAATGTAAACCTTGTACTAATAAACACGCTAAAGTAAGGAAAATTTTACATCAAGAGCAAGGGCCACCACCAGAAAATCATAGGTGTCCTATTTGTTTAGGCAACAGAGATGAAGTTACAGGAGGACCAAAATCTTCTACTCAGTGGGTTTTAGATCATTGCCACGAAACAGAATCTTTTAGGGGCTGGTTGTGCCATAAATGCAATAGAGCTTTAGGGAATTTTAACGATGATATAAGTCTTCTTGAAAGGGCAATAAATTATTTGAAGGGTAACTAGGGAACTATGAATGAAAACAGTTAATACTTTAGTCGAAGACATATACGCCTTAGTCAAAACTAAACGAGTAGACAAGGCAGTAGACGCTGAAGCTGAAATAGAGAAGTTCGGTGAAGCAGTCAAAGACTTAATGAGAAAAGAGTTTACTAATCGTGGCCCCTTTGATGCACGTAAGTTACGTATGTCAAACATAGGTAAAGACGATAGATACCTTTGGAACCATTACAACAACGTAGGTCCGAAAGAACCTATGCAACCTGCTACCTTAGTTAAGTTCCTGTACGGACACTTGATTGAAGAGTTGCTTTTGTTTCTCACTAGGCTTTCAGGACATTCCGTAACGGATGAACAGAAAGAATGTGAAGTAGACGGTATCAAGGGACACATGGACTGTAAGATAGATGGAGTAGTAACTGACGTAAAGTCTGCTAGTAGTTATGGATTTAAGAAGTTTAAAGACGCAACGCTGGCTTTTGATGATCCTTTTGGTTATATAGATCAAATCAAAGGCTATGCACATTCCGAAGGTGACACTAAGTTTGGTTGGCTAGCTATGGACAAACAGAATGGTCACTTAACTTACTTACAGTATGATTTAGAGGACACACAAGCTCCTGTGCACAAAGTTTTGGAAGAAGACATAGTAGCTAGGGTTAAGCACATAAAAGAGGTTGTGAAGGCTAAGGAGCCTCCTGAGCACTGCCATGAGACTGTGCCTGACGGTAAAAGCGGTAACATGAAGCTAGCCGTAGGTTGTTCTTACTGCCACTTTAAGTTTTCCTGTTATCCTAACTTAAGAATCTTTGCTTACTCTACTGGCCCTAAGTTTTTGACAGAGGTGAAAAATGAACCGAAAGTTCCTGAAATCCAAGGGCTATAAGAATAAGTACAGGTCAGGACTTGAGGCTACTTTTGCTAAGATACTGCCTAAGAGACAGTTTTCCTACGAGCCTTACAACGTCCCTTACGTAATGCACCGAAACTATAAACCAGACTTTGTGCATAAGAAAACTGGTATTATGATTGAATGCAAAGGTTTCTTCAGAGCCGGGGATACTATGAAGTACAAGTCAATCAGAGACAGTAGTGACAAAGAGTTAGTATTTCTTTTGTCAGACCCTAACAAGAAAATACGTAAGGGTGCGAAGATGACTATGGGGCAGTGGTGTGACAAGGAAAACTTTAAATTTTTTACAATAGCTGAAACTAAGGAACTGGTGAATTATGTGTCAGCCTAGACTAACAATGGAAGAGATTAAGGAACGTCTGTTACAAAGATACGATCCTGATGACCTAGTGGAGTCTTTAGATTTGTCAAGTGAAGAAATACTTGATAGGTTTGAAGATAAGTTAATTAACAAGCTTGAGTACTTCGAGCAAGAACTGGAGGACGAAACGTACAATGAAGAGTATTGATGAAGCTAGCCCACAGCAATGGGACGCAGTAACTAGGCCAGCACATTATAATCAAGGTGGTATGGAAGCTATCGACTACATTGAACAGCAATTAGATGAAGATTTTTCTTTCTATTGCGAAGGATCTGTGTTAAAATATATGCACAGGTTCAAGTACAAACACAAGCCTTTGGAGGACTTACGCAAAGCTAGGTACTATCTCGAAAAGCTTATTGAATGTGAACTGGAAAAAGAAGTTCAAAGGGGAGGGTAATATCTAGTGTTAAGCGAAACTAAAACTGGAGTTCAGGATTATTTAGGTATCAGCATAGACTATGCAAGAGAAGATAACTTAAATGATTTCTCCTTGAGTACCCTCAAAGACAGATACTTCTGGAAGGAAGAAACACACGCTCAAGAAGCTTTTGCTAGAGCTTCCGTTTACGGAGCTACCTACCAAGGTGTAGTTGACTACAAGCTAGCTCAGAGGCTTTATGACTACTCCAGTAATCTCTGGTTTATGTTCAGCACTCCAATATTGAGTAATGGAGGTACTACTCGTGGATTACCTATTTCTTGCTTTCTTAATTTTGTTCCTGATTCCAGAGTTGGCTTATCTTCTCACTATGATGAAAATATCTGGCTTACTTCGTCCGGGGGAGGATTGGGTGGTTATTGGGGCAGTGTTAGGAGTAACGGTGTGGCTACTTCTAACGGCTCTCAGTCAACTGGTAGCATACCTTTCATGCACGTTGTCGATAGCCAGATGCTAGCATTCAATCAGGGTGTAACCAGAAGGGGAGCTTATGCTGCCTACATGGACATTACGCATCCTGAAGTGGAAGAGTTCATAGCAATGCGTAAGACTACTGGTGGAGACTTGAACCGTAAGTGTCTTAACTTACACAACGGCATAAACATCACTGATGCTTTTTTGGAAGCTGTAAAGAAGGATGAGGATTGGAGACTAATAGATCCTAAGACTAATGCAGCAGTCAAAGTTGTACCTGCTAGGGATCTATGGTGGCAACTAATACACACCAGAGCAGAAACAGGAGAACCTTATATAGTAAATATAGACAGGTGTAACGAAGCTATGCCTGATGCACAGAAAAACATGGGGTTGAAAGTACACCAAAGTAACCTGTGCTCAGAGATTACCTTAGCTACTGATGAAGAGAGAACTGCCGTTTGTTGTTTGTCAAGCGTTAACTTAGAGTACTTTGATGAATGGAAGGATGTACCAACTTTTATACCTGACTTAATCAGGATGTTGGATAACATAATACAGCACTTTGTTGATAACGCTGTAGACACTTTACCTGAACCTCATTTTTTAATGCCTAACAACATAAAGGAGTTTATGAAATATGTCAAAAAAGAACAAAAAGGCTTCGCTAAAGCCGCTTATTCAGCATTTAGAGAACGTGCGCTTGGCCTTGGTGCGATGGGTTTTCACAGCTACTTACAACGTAACGGAATACCTTTCGAGGGCATTTACGCTGCAAGTTTCAACAATAAATCATTCAAACACATCAAGGAATCAGCTTTTATCGCTTCTCTCAGCTTGGGTGAAGAACGTGGAGAAGCTCCTGATATGCGTGGTACTGGTTTGCGTAATTCCCACCTTCTCGCTGTTGCTCCTAATGCTAGCAGCAGTATTATATGTGGTGGAACAAGTCCTAGTATCGAGCCATCAAGGGCTAACGTATACACGCACAAAACTCTTTCGGGATCATTTAAGGTAAAGAACAAATATTTAGAACAATTACTGGAGAGTAAAAATCTCAACAATGAAAAGACGTGGCGTGATATTTCAGCTGCTGAAGGTTCTGTTGAGGGCATTGAAGAACTATCTGAAGAAGAGAAGGCAATCTTCAAAACAGCCCCAGAGATAAACCAAATGTGGGTGGTGGATCATGCACACCAAAGGCAGAAGTATATCTGCCAAAGCCAGAGTGTTAACCTTTTCTTTGTACCACCAAAGTCGGAGGAGCCTCAGGAAGTACACGATGAATACTTGAACTATGTGA